CACCAGCAGATATGGATGCGTCGGTGTTAATTACCATTTATCTTGGCTAAGAATAAAAAAGTCAAAATTCTTGAAAAATATAAAAATAAACAAGTGAATCAGAGAGTTGTATCTTGTTAGCTTGAATATAAGCAAATCCTAATATTAGATCTATTTTGGCGTAGCTTCCCAGACCCCTCCAAAATTATTCATCTATTTTGGCGAAGTTTGCCCAGATTTACGGCTTATTTTAATTATGAAATAAGACAATAGTCACAGAATAATGGCGATTTCGGGCCAAAAATCCCCGCTCCAGCCCGCCAAGCCTCCCTTCCTCTTCTGGGTCTTCCCGCCTTGCCCCTGCCTTCGGACAGACTGTTATGGATTTCAATGGATTGGCATCATACGCCCATTCCATCAACCACGAAATCCGCGATGACTGCTCCCGATGCCAATACCTTACCGTTGAGCAACGCCTTGATTTAGCGAAAGCGATTCTTCGTTTGATTGAGGAACAATACCCGCAAGAAGACCATGATGGCCAAAAACAGGCTCTGGCCCTGGCCATCATGGGGATTACTTCGGTATCCTATCCCTCAACGCTGTTCGGGTTTGGAAAATGAACGATTCTTTTTTGAAACAACAGGATGTGCCCGCTGTGGTTGGATGCTGCTGTACTCAAAACCGTGATAAAGTCACGCAAGCTCTTGAAATAGCCCGCCATGAACTGACCACTTTGCACGGATTGGTCGCCGTTGACGCCGCTGCCCCCCTTGAACCGTGGCGCATCGACACCAGCGCAGCGGTTACCGCCCTTGACCAGGCGCTTAACGAAGCTTCTTGTGCGGATAACCCGCTGTCTTAATATGCGTATTAAAGTACTGGCCATGCGAAGAAGCCGACATCAGGCCCGCATGAACAGATGCCGGAACGCCGGAGTAGCGGTAAATTCCTCCATTGAGGAACTCGACCTCAAGGGTGCGCGTATCCGAGTCGTAGCCGACTGCGCGAAGATTGCTGGATGAAACAAGCTTTCGCTCCATAACCCCTCCTCATCGCATTAAAAAAGTAACAACCACCCCACAACCCGTGTCCCCACAGGGCCTCAATCCGCTTCCACTAGCTAATCCGCACTAACGAACCGACGCGCAACCCGACGCGCAACCCGACGCGCAACCCGACGCGCAACCCGACGCGCAACCCGACGCGCAACCCGACGCGCAACCCGACGCGCAACCCGCTCTAGCCCGCTTGCCTTACCTCGAACGGTTCCGCCACCACAAATGCGGTTTGTTCAATTACCCGTTTGCCACGGTCGTCGGTGTGGCGATAGTTATCTAGGAGTGCCGCTTCCCGCTGTGGTAAGGCTGCGTTGGAGCGCTGGCCTGTAATGATGTACTGCACATCAGCTCCCGCCATCGCGAGAGCGAACAATACTTCCCCTCCGGGCACGGCCTGCCCGCGCTCGTACCTTCCCCATATCTCCCTACTAACTCCGCATTTCTCCGCTATTTGCGCTTGGCTCAGATTTAACCGTTCCCGCTCTTCCCTGATCCTGGGGGATGAAAGAGAAGAAAAGTTCATGTTCACCTCTTGACTACGAGAACTTAAGTTCTCATACTAATGCTCATTGAATAATGAACACTGAGCATACTCCATGCAAAAAACAGAAGCAGCACGGATCAAGGAAGAACTGCGGGAGCGTGGAACCACGCTTTATTCTTGGGCTATACAGAATGGTTTCTTGCCACGGACGGTATACACCACTGTAGACCGTTGGGCAGATCGGACAGATCGCACTCCGCACGGCGGGTTCGGTCGGACCATCATGGAAAAGCTGCGCCAGTTTCTTGCGGACTAGCTACCATGGATGAGGTATGGCTAGAGGTGGCCGACATCGCGCAAGCCTTGGGGATCAGCCAACAGGCTATCCGCAAGCGGGTACGCTCATTTATTACCCGTACTGTAACGGGTGGTAAAGGCGGCGGCGCATCTGGCGGCACCCGCTACCTCCTGCTCCTCAGCAGCCTCCCGCCGACTTGGCAAGCCGCCTATCAGCAACGGCAAGCGCTTGAGCTTGAAATCCCCGTACCGCCGCCAGGGTTGCCGCTGCTGCCGCTCCCTGAAGTACCGGCTCCCGTCCTGGCGGAACCCGCGCCTACTGCTGTTCCCGGCACCCGCCGGGTACGCCGCCCCCCGCTTGCCCATCCCGCACCGGTTCCCTCCTTCACCGGTGCGGTGCTGGCCACTCCCGCCCTGGGCGTGGCCAGTTCCGAGACGTCGCACCCCCTTAGCGACGCCTCGGCTTTGTCTTCCCCCGTCCCGGTGGCGCCCGCACCGCTGGGCAGTCCCCAAGCCCCGCGCGCGCTGGTCTGTACGCCCCACGGCGACGACACCACCCACCTCAAAGACTGGCAGCGCCAGTGTTTAGAAGCCCGGCTCGCGCTGTTGGCTGAGCTAGATCGGCGCTTATTGGTGGAAAAACCCGGTGTCGCCCTGCGCCGCCTGGCCCAGGAAGCCCAAACCGGCCAACTGCCCGCCGAACTCCAAGCCCTGGTGTCTCAGGCCAGCAGCGGCCAGCTCACCCCCCGCACCCTCAGCCGCTGGCAAACCGATCGCGCCCGTGGCCTGATCGCGCTGGCCCCGCGTTCTAAAGAACCGCTCCAGCGGGTGCCGCCTTGGGCCGGTGCGCTGCTCAAATTCTGGCCAAGCCCCAGTGGCATTGCGCTGGCCTGGGCGGTTCGGCAACTGCGCCAACCCGGCGCACTGCCCAAAGGCGTCCCACCGCCCAGCACCAGCGCCGCCTACCGCTTCGTAAAGAAGATGGACGCTGTGGATCGGCAACGCGGGCGGATGGGGCCGGAAGCCCTCAAAAGCGTTCGCCCCTACCGGCGACGCGATGTCAGTGGTCTGTGGCCCACCGACCTCTACAGCATGGACGGCCACACCTTTGATGCCGAAGTCGCCCACCCCTTCCACGGCCAACCGTTTCGCCCGGAAATCACCACCGTTCTCGATCTGGCCACCCGCAAAATCGTCGGCTGGTCGGTCACCCTGGCCGAATCGGCCCTGGCCGTGCTCGATGCGCTGCGCCACGCCTGCGAAAGCCACGGCATTCCCGCGCTCCTCTATGTCGATAACGGTCGGGGCTACCGCAACGCCCTCATGGAACACCAGGCGGTCGGCTTCCTCGCGCGGCTTGGCATCACCATGACCAATTCCTTGCCCTACGTCTCGCAATCGCGCGGCGCGATTGAACGGCTGCACCGCACCCTCTGGGTGACCTTGGCCAAAACGCTGCCCACTTACATGGGCCAGGACATGGACCGGGAAGCCAAGCGGCACGTCTTCAAAATCACCCGCCAAGAGATCAAAACCACCGGCAAAAGCCGCTTGCTCATGGCCTGGCCGCACTTTCTGCAAGCCGTCGAGCAGGCCGTGGCCGACTACAACGGCCACCACGAACACACCGCGCTCCCCAAAATCATCGACGCCACCGGGCGCAAGCGCCACCAAACCGCCAACGAGGTTTGGGCGGACCTCCTCGCCCAAAACCCAGAGTGCCTGGTACCCGTTGATCCGGCGGAAAGCGCCGACCTGTTCCGGCCCTACAAAGTCGGCAAGATCCGCCGCGCCCAAGTGCGTCTGTTTGGAAATATCTACTTCCATGCCGACCTGGCCGGACACCACGGCGAAACCGCCTTCATCGGCTACGACCTCCACGACGGCCAGCAGGTCTGGGTGCGCGACCGCGAACACCGGCTGATTGCCATCGCCCAGGCCGACGCCAACCAAAGCGATCACCACCCCATCAGCGCGTTCGAAGCCGGCCATCTCCAACGCGCCAAGGCCCGCCATGCCCGGCTGGAACGCCATCAACAAGACGTCGCCCTGGAACTGGAAGGCAGCCGCCCGGTGATTGAAGGGCAACTCGTCACCCCAGAAGAAGCCCAAGCCGCCGCGCAAGAACTCGCCGCCCTGCTGCCGCCGCCAGCGGACCCCACACCCCCTAGCGACCAACGGCCCCGCATTTTTGGCTCCGACCTGGCCCTGTGGCAGTGGGTGCAAGACCACCCCGATTTAGCCACCGAGCACGACCGCGCCTACCTGGCCGAATGCCTGGAAGACGACGACTTCCGGCTGCTCACCGAACTGGAAGCGCAAAAAAAAAGCCGCGTTAAAGCAGCGTAAACCCCGGCTTAACCCTTCATCAACCGCAACCGAAACCGAGAAAACACCCCTTGAAAACCCACTTCACCCCCACCAGCAACGCCCAGCGGTTTTTAGCCGCCATCGCCGCGCTCAAACAACGCGGAGCCACAGAAGCCAGTTGGGTGCTCCTCACCGGCAAGCCTGGCCTGGGCAAAACCGAACTCATTGAATGGTGGTCCCTGCACCACGGAGCCATTTATCTGCGCGCCAAAGCCACCTGGACCGCCCGTGCCGTGCTCCTGGAACTGGCCGAAAAGCTCGGCATCGCCCCTGCGCGCAGCAAAAACGACCTGTTTCGCCAAGTCCTCACCGCCCTGGTGCACAACCCCCTCCCCATTGCCGTCGATGAAATCGAACACAGCCTGCGCGATGCCAGCGTATTAGAAGTCTTCCGCGACCTGTCCGATCTCACTGAAATTCCCATCGTTATCGTTGGCATGGACGCCGTGCGCACCAAAATCCAACGCCACGAGCAAATTTCCAGCCGCATCCATCAAGTGGTGGACTTCTTTCCCGCCACCTTGGAAGACATCCGCCAGATGGCCGAAAGCCTGGTCGAACTGCCGCTCACCTGGGCCGATGACCTCATTGCCAAAATCAGTCGGGAAAGCGAAGGGCGGCATCGCCTGGTCATGGACGCCCTGGCCGCCATCGAGCGCGAAGCCAAACGCTCCCACATGACCCACGTCAGCGCCGCCGACTTCCCCCAATCGCTCACCCACGACTGGCGGCTGCGCACCCCGCGCCGCGCCAAGGCCGAGTCGACCGCCAAACCCGAACCGACCGAACGCAGCCGCCGTCCGGCGCAACCGGAAGGCGCACCGGCATGACCCGCCTGCCCCACCAACTCCTCACGCTCCTTGCGGAGGCCTCTAGCGCACGCAGTGTCGCGGATTTAGCCGCGCAGGTAGCGCGAGATTCCCACACAGTGGTCAAAGCCCTGCTGGTGCTGCACCGGCGCGGCCTCATTGACCGCGTCGCGCTGGGCGTCTATCGCCTGGCCGCGGCCGGTCAAGCGCTGCTGGAGGCAGGCCGCACCGTCGGTCTGGGTCCCAGCGCGGGCCGATCCCCGCGCGTGCTACCCCAAACCCTGCGCCACCGCGTCTGGACGCTACTGGGGACCCGCCAGAAAGTCAGCCTGCCGGAGTTGCTGCGGCTGGCCTCTACCGGCGAAGAACGCGAAGCCCATGGCAACATCCGCCATTACCTGCGGCTGTTGGAGCGCACCGGCTACCTGCTGCGTCTCCAACCCCGCAAATCCGGCACATCTCCGCAAAGCAACGGCCATGCGCAATGGCTGGTCCTGCACTGGACCGGGCCGCGCCCACCGGTATCGCGCCAGAACTTGTGCGTGGCCTGGGATCCCAACCTCCAGCGCGACATCACCGAGACGAAGGGCTGGGCGGTTTTGGAGGGGGCACCATGACGGCCACCGCCTGTGACTGGCTCGACCTGCTGCGCCAGGCGGTGGCCCGCGAAACCATCGCCGGGGTGGCTGAGCGTGTCGGACTTTCGCGCAGCACCTTAAGCCTGGTGCTGGCGGGCAAATACCCCGCCAAAAGCCTTAACAACGTTGAAAAAAAGGTCCGCGGCGCCCTCGATAGCTGGCCTTGCCCACACTACGGCTTTGTCATCCGCGCCACCGACTGTCGCGTCTGGCGCGAACGACCGCTGCCCCAATCCTCTGCCCGCGACATCCGCTTCTGGCGCACCTGCCAGGACTGTGTACACAACAAAACCTCAGGAGCCCGTTAAATATGGCCGGAAAACCCCATAAAAAACCACTGCCGCCACAGAACCCAGTCATCGTGGAAGCCTTCGAGCGCGCCCGCGCCGCAGCGGCACCCCGCGTCCCGCTGGTCGCCCCAGCCCTCCCGGTATCACCGCATCACGAAGAACAACACCTGTGGCCGCGCAACGAAACCGAAATCGACCTGCCCGGTGAACCACCGCCGCCTTTTCCGGCGCTTAACCCAGAGGAACCGCTATTCGTCGGCTGCGTCACGGCCCACCAGCGCGGCGTGGCGGGCGAACTGAGCCTCGAACTGTTGCTGGGGGCCGACCACGCCGAACTGGGCGGCTATGTCCTCGACGGCCGCCAGACCCGCCGCCTATGGAAGCTGCTGGGCATCGTCGTCTACATCCTCAGCGAAGCACCACCCACACCGCCCACGCCACCCGCCGAAGCCGGGCGCGGCATTACCGGCTGGGATTTACAGCGCAGTGGTAGCCCCAGCCCCAACGCAACCCTCCACCCCCACCGCTAGGAGTCTTTCCATGTTAAACCTGTTTGGCCACAAACCCGCCGTGCTCGCACCAGCCACCGACCTCGCCCGCATTGAATCCGATGGCGAACAGCGTCCGGCCCCGTCGGCCCTGGTCGTGCTCGGCAACGAAGGCTGGAATCTCAAGCTCAAAATTGAGCAATTGCAAAAGCAATTGCAGCAGATCAAGGAAGACCTCCAAGCCCAACTGGGCCTGGACGCTGCCCTGGTGATTGATGGCACCTGCCGGATATCTATCGTCCCCGTCCAGCGCATGACCCTGACCGATGTCGAGACCTGCCAGGGCCTCCTGGGCGGGCGCTTTGATGACCTGGTGCGCACCGAAACCGCCTACACCCTAAGCGACACCTTCAAGGAAATCCTCCAAGACGCCGACCACCCCTTGAGCGCACCGCTGCGCGCCTGCGTCGAGATCAAGCAGGGCGTCTCCGTCGTGTTTCGCGCCGCCCGCCCGGCCTGATGCGAAACCGCCGCCCTCACCGGCGGCGGTCGCTCTGGCGTGGCGGCCAGAGCCTGATGAGCAGCCAACGCTGAAGGAGATTCCATGCGTATACCCACCACAGACATCCCACCACCTGGCGATAGGGAGTTGTTGCTGGACCTCAGCGGAAATCTCGGCGCATGCACCTAACCTGCCCCTGCTGCGGCGGTGTCGCCAGCATTGAAGCCTGGCTCGCCGATCGTGCCGCCCGCGAGGCGGTCGCCGCCGCCCTTAGTCTGCCTGCCGGGCTGGGGGATCGGCTGTTGCGTTATCTGGGTCTTTTTAGGCCCCGCAAGCAGGCGCTTAGTTGGGATCGGGCCGCCAAATTACTCATCGAACTCAATACCCTGATCCAGGTCGGCCAGATCGAGCGCAATGGCCGTGCCTATCCCGCTCCAATGGATTACTGGAAAGCGGCCCTGGATCAGATGCTGGAACGGCGCGAACACCTGCAACTGCCGCTCAAAACTCACGGCTATCTGCTGGAAATCATCGTCGGCCTGGGGAAAAAAGCCGAGGACCAGCGCGCCGCGCAGACCGAAGTAGCGCAGGAGCGCACCCGCGCGCGGGAAGGGAACCGCACCGGACAGATGCAAACGGCGGCAGCCGCACTCTCTCCTGCCAGCAAAGAAACGGAAGCGCCGCCCGCCGCACGGGCGCAACGCCGCCCGCCACCGCCCGAATTCAAGGCGATGCTCGCCAAGCTACAAGGTAAGCTCGCCCCGGAGTCCGCCCCGTGACCGCCGCCTTGCCCCAAACCCGCCGCCGTCAATTGGCCAAAATCCACATCGCCAAGAAACAACTGGCGCTAGCCGAAGACACCTACCGCGCCCTGCTGGAGCGGCTGTTTGGCGTCACCACTGCCAAAGACCTCACCGACCGCCAACACCAGCACCTGCTGGGTGAGTTTCGCCGCCTGGGCTGGAAGGCCAAGCCCCCCCAAAGCGCCACCGCCAAAGCCGCCAGCCTGCGCGAACCGCAACTGCGCAAGATTCGCCTGCTCTGGAGCCGACTGCTGGAAGTGGGCGCAGCCCGCAGCACCCACCCTGACGCGCTGAACCATTTCGCCCGCCGCCTGACCGGCATCGAGCGGCTGGAATGGCTCAGCGTTCGCCAAGCGAGCACCGTTATCGAAGCCCTCAAAGCCTGGTGTGACCGCCAGGGCGTCAACTAAGTTTGGAGCGTGGAGCATGCGCCAATTCCCACTCTTTGATCCGCCCGATTTGCCGACTGCCCCCCTGGTGGAGGCGTGGCCCCCGTTAACGTCCAAAATCGGAGTCCTGGTCGATGCGCTGGGCTGGGAAGGGGTTTTGCGACTGCTGCGGGCCTATGGCGGTCTGCGGATTTACCTCCCCAAGCCCCACATCCTGAGCGCCGAACATCCACTTGCACACGCACTGGGTTTGGAAACGGCGGTTGCGCTGTGTCGGCAGGTCGGGTGCTCTGGCGATTTTGATGTGCCCACCGGACGCAATTTTTATTGCCAGTTGCGAGACCGGAACCTCCACGCCGCTCACCAACAGGGCGCGTCCATCCGCACCCTGGCCGTGCGTTTTCATCTTTCGGAGCGGCGGGTGCGCCGGGTGCTGGCGCGAGGAACTCCACCCTAAAAACCCGGTTCCCCCTGTCGTCAGACAGGGTTCCGCTTGCAACCTCACATCTTTACATTGGCGTTAATCTTCCAGGAACGCAACCCATGATAAAGACCCCAACGCAAGTCGCCCTGGACCTGCTCAAAGAATTTGAGCAAGGCCCAACCGGGAGTTTTGCGGCCATGCCTTATCTTTGCCCGGCAGGCAAAAAAACCATCGGTTACGGCCACGTTATCCGGCCCACCGATCATTTCCGCCCGCCGCTTTCTGCCGATCAAGCGGAAGCGCTGCTGCGTGCCGACCTGGAGTTTTTTGCCCAAGGCGTCGCAGATCTGATCCGCACCATCCCACTGACACAGAGCATGTTCGATGCACTCTGCTGCTTAGCGTTTAACATCGGCATGTCAAATTTTAGCGGGTCTACGCTGCTGACTAAGCTCAAGCGCCGGGATTACGTGGGCGCAGCGGCTGAGTTTCTGAGATGGAACAAAGCACGCAACCCAAAAACCGGCAAGCTAGATGTGTTGCCGGGCCTTTCCCGCCGTCGCGATGCCGAGCGCCAACTGTTTCTGCGCGGCGGCTTTCCTGCCCCCCCTTAAGGGTTTCCCATGGAAAAAATAACTCGCATCGTCAAGCTGTTGCCCTTGCTCACTTTGCTCATTAACGCCGCTGAACAGGCCCTGCCGCTGCCCAAAGCCGGGGCGGCCAAGCTGGCCTTGGTCAAGGATATCCTGCTGGCACTGGATTCCGGGCTGACCGAATTCTGGCCGCTCATTGAGCGGCTGATCGGCGGCATTGTTGGGGCCAACAACGCCGCAGCGGGGTCAAAATGAAAAGCCCAATCGCATTGGGTCTGATCGCCCTATCCTTATCCGCCGTCGCTGCCGCGCAAACCTGTACCGGCCCTGGCCCGTGCGCAGCGCCAATCGACTTGTCAGCTCCAACTGAACTGTGCCTCAGCGCCGCGCTAGGTTGCGCACCGGTCGCCTACCAGCGAATAGATGGGTTGGTACCGGGCATGCCCCCAGCGTGGTTTGTGGTGGCGTACTCCAGCGTCCAGGGGTATCCGGTGGCGTCCGTAGCGGGTCCGTGCCTGCCGGGCTGGGAGTGCCCTGCACTCGCGGCGGAAGCGTTTGAACGCCTGCGGGTGAACGCACTGATTGGGCAGCGCGCCATTCGCTGGGCGCGGCCGTGAGCAAGGAGCCGTTATGGCAGTTTCTTACTGCCTCTTGGCGTGACCATGTGGCGATTTTCTCTATAGCCACCTGGAGCGGGTTGGTCACGTCGCTGCATCGGCGGTTAAGTCGGCGGCGGCCATTTTCGCTGATTGATTTGGCCGCCGATGTGTTGCTATCCGGCTTATCGGGGGTAATGGTGGGCTGGCTGTGCCAAAGCACCGCCTGCGGCGATTCTCCCACCCTTAGCCTGGTCGCTGCGGGCATCGCCGGGCATTCAGCACCGCGCACCCTGTGGTTGTTAGATCGGCAATTGCGCCGCTGGCTGGGGCCAGACCGTGGCGAGAACGGCCCCAGTGATACAACCCGCCAAGACTAAAAAATCGGCCGCCGCAGCCCTGCGTGAAGAAGCCCGCGCCCTGTACGTGCACGGGGCGCTGCGCATGCCCGCCATTGCCGAAAAGCTCGCCCTGCCGCTGCGCACCCTCTACCGCTACAAAGAGCAAGCCCGCGCTGCGGGCGATGACTGGGAAGACGCACGCTTGGCCGCGCTCGTTGCGGGCTTAGGCTATCAAGCCACGGTCTCACACGTACTGGAAGGCTTGCTGAAACAAGCGCAAGCCGTTATGGGCAGCCTCCAGGAAGACCCGAAATTAACCGCAGAACAGCGCATGAATCTGCTGGCCAAACTCGCCTATGCCATGAACATGGCCCGCAAATCCGCTGAGGCGTTGAACCCCAAAATCAGCAAACTGACAGTCGGTCTGGAGGTGTTGAGCCTGCTCACGCGCTACATTCGCGACCAGCATCCAGACCAAGCCGCCGTGTTCCTGGACATTCTTCAGCCCTTCGGCGCGGACTTGCGCCGCCGGTATGGTTAGGGGGCGACCGTGACCCGGCTATCGACCGCCGCCCTTGAATTCCAAGCCCAACTGGATGCGTTAGCGGCGGATTTACGTCGCCACATCGAAAGCGATTGCACCGCATTCCCGCTGGATCCAGCAGCGACCCTCAGTCGTCGCGAGCGAGTATTAACCGGCGCAGACGGCTTTCGCTACTTCTGCCAGACCTACTTTCCGCACTATTGCAGCGCCCCACCGGGCGTGCTGCACGACTTCCTGTTCAACGCCCTGCCCGCCCTAGCCGACGATCCGCGCGGGCGCAAACTGGCCCTGGCTGCACCCCGGGGCGAGGCGAAAAGCACTTTAGTGACCCAGTTATTTAGCCTGTGGTGCGCGGTGACCGGGCGCAAGCACTATCTGGTGCTGGTCATGGATGCGCTCGATCAGGCCTTGCCGATGCTGGAAGCGATTAAAGCCGAGCTGGACAGCAATCCCCGGCTGCAACAAGATTTCCCCGAAGCCTATGGCCCCGGTCGAGTCTGGCAGGCCCGCGTCATCCTCACCCAAAACAACGTCAAAATCGAGGTGTTCGGGAGTGGGAAACGGATGCGCGGCTTACGGCATGGCCCCCACCGGCCCGATCTGGTCATCCTCGATGACCTGGAAAATGACGAAAACGTCCGCAGCCCCCAGCAGCGCGACAAGCTGGAACGCTGGCTGAAAAATACCGTGCTCAAGTTAGGGGCCGCTGATGACCGGTTCGATGTGGTCTACATCGGCACCTTGCTCCATTACGATTCGGTGCTCGCTCGCGTCCTCAAAAATCCCTTGTGGGAAACTTATATTTTCAAAGCGGTGCTGGAATGGCCGCAGCGGATGGACGTGTGGGAGCAGTGGGAAGAGGTGTTGCGCAACCTCGGCGAAGAAGCCGCCGACGCCTTTTATGCCGCGCAGAAAGTCAAGATGGAGGAGGGCGCGCGCACCAGTTGGCCTGCGCAGCGCCCCCTGCTGGCCCTGATGAAAATCCGCGCCCGCGACGGTCACGCCGCCTTTGACGCCGAACTGCAAAACGATCCCCTCAATAACGAAGACGCCCCCTTCAAAGACCTGAAATTCTGGGTCGAGCTGCGGCCCGATTGGGTCTTTTTTGGGGCGTGTGACCCCAGCCTTGGGCGATTGGGCGCCAGCCGCGATCCCAGCGCGATTTTAGTCGGCGGCTACAGCCGCCAGACCGGCATCCTGGACGTTGTAGAAGCCCGCATTGCCCGGCGTGTGCCGGATCGGATCATCGAAGACCTCATCGGCCTCCACGAAAAATACCACTGTCTGGTGTGGGCGATTGAAGCGGTGCAGTTTCAAGAGTTCTTCCGCACCGAGTTAGTCAAGCGCGCGGCGGCCCGCGGCATTCCGATCCCGGCCCGCCCGTTCACGCCGCATAGCGACAAAGTCCTGCGTATCGAAAGTCTCCAGCCGCACATCGCCAACGGCCTGATCCGGCTGCATCCGGGCCAAACCACCTTGATTGAACAACTGCGCCATTTCCCCCTGGCCGATCATGACGACGGCCCCGATGCCCTGCACATGCTCTGGACGCTGGCGTGTGGTTCTGGGGCCACCCTGAGTGGCTCGGTGCGCAGTACCGGCGGCTCACTGCCCGGCCCCGGCTGGGGCCGGGTTCCCAATTCCAGCGCCCGCTGGCTGAGGTTTTAGCCCATGCCGACAAACCGGCCTACACAAGCCGTTTCGCCGCTGGCGCGGCTCGCCCACTGGTGGCGTAGCGCCCTGCGGTTTGCAGCCCCCAGCCGCCGCAACACGCCGGTGCTGGCCGAAATCGCCAGCACTCAGGACGGATGCGACTGGACGCGGGGCTATATCAACCCCAACGACCCGTTACCCGCTCAGGATGAGGTGCTCAACCTCGAAAGCTATGAAGGGCGGTTTGGCTACGATCTATTCCGCAATCTGCTGACCGACTGGGCCGTCTTTTCTGGGTTGCAGCAGCGCCGCTTGGCGCTGGTTTCTGCAGAAACCGAAGTGCTGCCCGGTGGCGACAAACGGGCCGATAAAACCGCTGCCCGGTTTATCGAAGAGACGCTCGCTCATATCGACTGGGAGCGGGTCAGCGAGTTAATGCACTACGGCGTGTTCTACGGCTTCGCTATAGCGGAATGCCTGTGGGCGCGCGATGGAGCCAACGTTATATTGGACGCGGTGCGGGTGCGCGACCGGCGGCGCTTTTTGTTTGATGGCGCGATGCGTCTGCGCTTACGCACCCTCGCCGGAAGCTTGGCCGGTGAGCTGCTGCCAGAGCGCAAGTTCTGGGCGTTTGCAACCGGCGCGGATCACGCCGACGACCCGTACGGCGTTGGCCTGGCGCATTGGCTGTACTGGCCGGTGCTGTTCAAACGTTATGGCATTCGGTTTTGGATGGTCGCGGCGGAGAAATTTGGCAGCCCCACCGCCGCCGGATGGTTCCCGCTCGGGACGTCGGAAGCCGAACAAGACAAGCTGTTGGCCACATTGGCAGCGATTCGCACCGATGCCGGGCTGATTCTGCCTGATGGGATGAAGGTGGAACTGCTGGAAGCCAAACGCGCGGCGGGTGGCGACTATGCCGCGCTGTGCGGGCTGATGGATCAAGCCATTGCCAAAATCATCCTGAGCCAAATGGCTCCAGCAGATTCGACCGCCCATAAACTCAACATCAGCGCCAGCGAGCCGCCGACCTGGCAACGGCTCACCAAAGCCGATGCGGATCTCCTGTGCGAATCGTTCAACCGCTCCGTAGTCCGCTGGCTGGTGGATTGGAATTTCCCCGGCGCGGCGTATCCGCGCGTGTGGCGACGGACCGAACCGCCCAGCGATTTAGCACAACGCAGCGAAATTGAGCGGCGGATTTTTGACCTGGGTTATCGACCGACCCTCCAGCAAATCCGAGATGAATATGATGGCGAATGGGAAGCCGTGCCCCAACCCAAGCCGACCCCGCCGAACGTTGCTCCCACCGATCCGCCCGAGGGGACAGAAACGCCGGAGCCGGGGCCACAGTTCGCCGCGCCCGATCCCGCGCCCTCAGACCCCATGGCCCCGCTCATCGAGCGTCTGGGGGCGGAAGGCGATCCACTGCTGGGCGCGCTGCTAAATCCCGTGCGCCGCTTACTGGCACAGTCTGCCGACCTGGAAGCCTTCCAGGCGGGCCTGCTTGAACTTTATCCCGACCTGCACCCGGCAGACTTCGCCGCGTTGATGGCGCAAGCCCTGGCCGTGGCCGATGCCGCTGGGCGGCTGGAGGCGGGCAGTGGCGGTTGACTACGGCACGCTTCCGTTTGCTGAGGCACTGGATTTTTTGCGCCGCAAGCTCAACCTGCCGACCAAACGCTGGGATGATTTGATCGGCGCGGCCCATGATCGCGCCTTTGTCGTGGCCGGAGCGGTGCTGGCGGATTTGGTGGCCGACCTGCATGGAGCTGTAACCAAAGCCCGCGAGCAGGGCATTCCCCTGGCCGACTTCGAGAAAGACTTCGAGCGCATTGTGGCTGAACGCGGCTGGACGGGCTGGACCGGCGAAGGCACCAAAGCGGGTCGGGCCTGGCGGGCGCGGGTGATCTACGAGACCAACCTGCAAACGTCCTATGCGGCGGGGCGCTATCAGCAGATGAAGGCCATCGCCGGAAAGCGTCCCTACTGGCGCTATCGGCACAACGACGCCGTGGCGCATCCGCGTCCGGCGCATCTGGCCTGGGATGGAAAGGTATTGCGCCATGATGACCCGTGGTGGACGACGCGCTACCCGCCCTGCGGCTTTGGCTGCCGCTGCTTTGTCGAAAGCTTGGCCGAACGCGACCTTGAACGCCTAAATATCACGCCCACCACCGACGCGGACATGCCCTATCACGGCACGGTCGAACACCTGGATAAACGCACCGGGGAGGTCTTGAGACTTCCGGAAGGAGTGGATAAAGGCTGGGATTATGCGCCGGGGGCGGGCGTTGATACGTCGCTGCGCGATCTGGTCGCCAATAAGCTGATCGGGTATCCGCCTGCAATCACCAAGGCGTTATCGCACGAGGTGAACCGCTATATCAACGCCAGCGAATCGGTCATTACATTCGTTCGGCGGGCACTAGAGGATGGTGGCGTGATCGAGCCGCTTTGGCTGGGCTTCGTAGAGAATTTCGAGTCGATCCAAACGATGCTAGGGTTGAATGTTCGCGGGTATCTGGTGCTGCTGCCCGGACAGACGGTTCGGCATATCGAAAAACATCATGCCTGGGACGGCAAAACACAACGCGCCATTCGACCGGAAGACTATAAGAAAGTCTGGCAGGTATTGGCCGGGCCGGATGCGTTAAGCCTTGGCGCCCGGTCTCGGAAAAATCAACCCACGATCAAGGCGCGGAAAACTATGGATGGTGAAGATTTCCGTTGTGTATTTGAAGTGCAGCCGGGGAAGCGCACGCAGGCATTGGCGCTGGAATCGCTCACGATCAAGATTTAAACAGGCGGGGCATGATGCCGCGTTAGCTCCCCATGCATACGTCCGAAACGAGGCCGCCTCTGTCCTATTAGATACCCCAACCCCGCAGAAATTTCAACATGGCCGGCGCTTCCATCGAAATCACGGTTCATGATGCCGACATCCGCAAGCTCCTGGAGCAACTCCAAGCCAAGCTGGGCGATCTCACGCCGGTCTTTCGGGATTTGGGTGAGGCGCTCACCCTCTCGCATCGGGAACGCTTCGCCCGCGCCGTTGCTCCTGACGGCACGCCCTGGCCTGCCCTTTCGCCAAGATACCGCGCCAGCAAGAAGAAAAACCAGGATAAGCTCCTGGTGCTGGATGGCTGGCTGCGCCAGCTCCATTACCAAGCCGCGCCAGATGCGCTGCGCATTGGCACGGATCGGCTTTATGGGGCGACTCATCAATTCGGCGACCCATCCCGCCACCTTCCCGCCCGGCCCTTCCTTGGTCTGGATGAGGCTGAACGAGCACACGTCATGGAGGTGCTGTTGGAGTGGCTGGCAGATTAAGCGACCAGCCGATCTCTCTGCGGCCCGCGACGCCACCAGGAGCGGTTCTCAGCCCTGGTTCCGCCGACCCGCCGTTGGGGTATTCCCGCGCCCACAGACCCCCGTTAGACCCCCGTTAGCGGCGGCAGAATCACCGTTGGCAAAGGCACCATGCGGAGTGCGCGCGAGCCTTGCTCGACCGATTGGGGGATCCCCCTGTCCTGGTTCAGTCTGAACCTCTGCCGGGCGCATCGCTAGTCTCATGCGCCATGCGCACACTCGCCCCTCTCCATATTTTTTACGCCGGAACCCACACCGACCTGCACGGGCGTTCCGTCACGTTTTCCGCCGCCGATGTGGCCGCCACCGCCCGCGCCTACGATCCGTCGCTGCTCGAAGCGCCGCTCGTCGTGGGCCATCCCAAAACCGATGACCCGGCCTACGGCTGGGTCGAAGCGTTGGTGCTGGCTGGGACGCAGCTCACTGATTTGGAAGCCATCCCTTGCAAGGTGGACGCGGCGTTTGCTGCGATGGTGAATGAGGAACGCTTCAACCGCATTAGCGCCAGTTTTTTCCTGCCCGATGCGCCCATGAATCCCGTTCCTGGTGTGTATTACCTGCGGCATGTCGGCTTTTTGGGCGCGGCTGCGCCTGCGCTTAAAGGGATGCGTAAGCCGCAGTTTGATCTGGCAGCGGACGCCGACTACACCTTAACCCTCGAATTTTCGCTCCCGGAGACGCCCATGGCTGACCCTTCCCCGCACCAGACTCAGACTACTGATTTCGCCGCCCGTGAAGCGGCTATTACCCAAGCCGAGGTCGCCATTCAGGCCAAGGAGTCCGCCCTTCAGGCCCGTGAAGCGGCCCTGGCGCAAGCTGACGCCGAGCGCGCCCGCGAGAAAGCCTTGGAGTTTGCCGAGGGGCACGTCCAGGTTGGGCGCATTTTGCCGCGCCAAAAAGCCGGGCTGGCGGAACTGCTACTGGCCTTGCCGGATGCCCCGCTGGCGTTTGCCGACGGCGACAGCGGTCAGACCGTGAGCGTTGCCCCCCGCGCCTGGTTGCAGCAATTTCTGAATGATTTGCCTGCTCAGGTGGAGTTTAGCGAGCGCACCGCCCCTGACCCGGCGGGGAATGCCGGAGCCACTGCCCAGTTCAGCGCGCCCGCCGGTTACACGGTGAATGCCCAACAGTTGCAGCTCCACCAGCGGGCCATGGACCTGGCCCAACGAAAAAACATCCCCTATGCCGATGCGCTCCGCGCACTCACACCTTAGAGGCCTAATTGATGATCATCCACCCTACCGGCGAAGGAGTCTCCATGGCCATTGCTGGACATTCGGTTTTACCCTGGACGTGTATTGCTACTGCCCCCATCGCCGCCCGGCGCTTTGTCAGTGCTTTGGGTACCCAGGCCACCCCAGCCAGCGGCGCAATTGGTGTATCCCGCACTGCCGCAGCGGAGGGGGAAGCGGTTCCGGTCGATCTTCTGGGCGTTATCCCCGTAGAGGCTGGGGCTGCCGTGGACATTGGGGCTTCCGTAGCCGCCGACGCCGACGGGCGTGCTATAGAGGGGGCCGGTCTCTGGCTGGCGCTATCGGAGGCCACGGCAGCGGGCGAAACCCTGCTGATCGCGCCCAGCATGATCCCCCCAGCATGATCCCCCCAGCAGCGGCATAACGGCCCCAGCCCACATCCCCAAGCGAGACTCACGATGTCCCTATCGCAAATGACGCCCGCCCAGGCGCGGGTGATTGACCCAATCCTCACCACGACCGCCCGTGGCTATCAAAACGCTACCTTGGTCGGTGAGGCCCTGTTCCCCAAAGTGAACGTGAAGGTGCGGGGCGGCAAAGTGATAGCCTTTGGCAAAGAAGCCTTCCTGCTGTACGACACGCGCCGCGCTCCTGGCACCAAAGTTCGGCGCATCCAGGTCGGCTACGAAGCAGACCCCTACACGCTGACCCAGCACGCGCTGGAAGCGCAGGTGCCGGTTGAGTTGCAGCAAGAAGCGCAGCAGATCCCCGGCATTGACCTGGCCGGCCATCACGTCAACACCGTGCAAGATGCGATCTTTCTGGAAACCGAGAAAGAGCAAGCCGATCTGGCCACGCGGGCGGCGAACTATCCGGCGGATCATGTCCTGACCCTATCGGGCACCAGCCAATGGTCGGAGTACGACCCCGCGACCAGCACCGCCAACCCCTCCGGGGTCATCCAGGCGGCGCGGGAAAAAATCCGCGCCAAGATTGGCAAGTATCCCAACACCCTCCTGATGGGGCCTTTGGTGCTCACCGCGCTCAGTCAGCAGCCGAAGTTGTTGGAGCGCACCAAGTACACCAGCCGCGATTCGCTCACCCCGGCCATTCTCTCGGCGTTGTGGGATATTCCCAAGATCGTGGTCGGTCAGGCGATCTACGTCGATGATGCGGGCGCTTTTCATGATGTGTGGGGCCGCAACGTGATTCTGGCCTACGTCGAAACCCGCCCGCTGGCCAGTCGGGGCAGCCCCAGTTATGGCTACACCTACCAACTGGAGAATTACCCCATCGTTGAGCAGGCGTACTACGACGCCAGCGTGAAAAGCTGGATTTATCCGGTCACCGACGAGCGGGCACCGGTGCTGACCGGTGCGGATGCCGGATTCCTGATCCGGGATGCCGTCGCGCCTTGAGCTACACCACCCGCGCCGAACTGGAGGCCGCCTTTGGGGTGGCCGAGATCCGCCAGCTCACCGACCGCAATAAAGACGGGGAGCCGGATAGTGAGTTCATTGATTCCGCGATTCAGCGCACCGATGGACTGATTGATGGCTATCTCATGGCTCGGTATGCCCTGCCTTTGGTGCCCGTGCCTTTGATGCTAACCGCGTACGCCTGCGACATCGCCCGCTATTTCCTCTATGAGGATGCCGCGCCGGAGTATGTGCGCCAGACCTATCAGGATGCGCTGCGCTGGTTACGGGATGTAGCCAGCGGGAAGGTGTTGCTGACGTTAGCGCCCGCCAATGGCCCTTTGGCGGCTGGATCGCCCCAGGCGAACGCGCCGGAGCGGGTGTTCACCGCGGCCCGATTAACGGGGTTTTAACCGTGGCCGTGACCCTCGAACAAAACTGGTTTGCCGCGGGTGCAGCCATTATGGAGCGCCTGCAAACCGGCTGCCCGCAGTTCACGCGCCACGCTTTTGCGCCCAGTCTGGAGCTGCTCAAAGCGCATCTGACCGGCGTGTTCCCTGCCGTGATCGTGGTGCCTGGCCCGTTCTCCGGTGGGCAGGCCAACCCACAGCAAACCTGGTTTGTGTTCGTCCATGCCCGCAACGTCGAGAAGATCGCGGAAGGGGCCGGGCTTTTGCTAGAAGCCGGGGCGCTCATCAGCGCGGTGCTGAAAGCGCTGGCCGGGTTTGTGCCGGGGCCGGAGTTTTCGCCGCTGTTTATGCCCACAGAAAGCCACGAGTTTCCCGATGTCGGGCAGGGCCTGTATGGCCTGACCTACGCCACCCGCATTGAGCCTGATTTTTGGCCATTCTACTGTTAACGGAGCGTTTCCATGTCTCTCGCGTCCACCACCAAACAACGCCATGTCCCCGGCGGCAAAATTTTCATCGACCTGTTTGATGCAGTCGGCAACAAAACTGGGGAGCTGTACATCGGCCTCACCCCGGGATTTACCCTTAGCATCAAGTCCGATTCGATCCAGTCGTACAGCACGGAAAACGGAATCCGCGAACTGGATGATGAAACGGTCATTTCTATTACTCGCACCGGCAAGCTCACCTGCCGACAGATCAGCCAGGAAACACTGGCTTTGTTTTTAGCCGCCGAAGCGTCCGTCTACGCCCAGGCTGCTGCAACGGTGACGGACGAGGCCTTGCATGTGCGTAAAGATCGCCATTACCAGTTGGGGGCGACGGTGGCCAACCCCACCGGGGTGCGCAACATCAGCGCCGTGACCGTGACCGGATTGACCGCAGGGGAATACACCGTCGATCTGGCTGGGGGCCGCATGTATGTCCATGCCGACGCCGCTATCGTTGATGCCGGGGTCGATATTACGGTCGATTACACCGCGCCCGCTGAAACCCGCGACCGGCTAGCCACGGGCCAGCGCACCGCCATGACCGGATCGCTACGCTTTGAGGCCAACAACATCAAGGGGATCCCCAGAGATTTGTACGGGCCTAACGTCAATTTCGCCCCCAGTGGCGATTTAGTGCTGAAAGCCGACGACCCGAAATACAACGAGCTGAGCTGGGATATCAGCTTTAGCACCGGCCGAAACGGCGAACCGGCGCTCATCATTGATGGGCGGGCGGAGTAACCAGGCGAGGGCGTGGCTTACGCCCTCCCTGGCGCAGGAATGGCCCTTAGGTCGTGGGTTGATGGGCTGTGCACACCGCTTGGCGAAGCTGCTCCAGCAGTTGCAGCAGCAGGCACAAGCGGGCACGGGCCAAGCGCTCCAGTTCCGCATCTGGCAGCAGCAAATCCAGCACCGCTTGCTGGGCATCCGCCAGGTAGTCCAGGTCGTCTTGCAGCAGGGTCGAACCCGTCAGGTCAATCAACAGGCGCATGGCTTAACCCTCCAGCAGGGAGAGTTGGCGGCTCCCCGATGGGGGCAGCAGCCCCAACCGTTCGGCCTGGCGCAGCCGCTCGCGCACCGATTTGGCCGAGGCCCAGCCGCACAACAGGGCGATTTCCCGCTGGCTCAGGCCCGCTTCCCGGTAGCGGCGCAGTTTGCCCATCAACGGCACCCGCTGCTCAATGTAGGCATGACACGCGGCCAACTGGGCGCGCAGGGTGTCGATCTCCAGGCGGGGGGCGGGTGCAAGTTCCAGGGAGTTGGCGGTCATACGGAATTGAGCAAAGGCTTTGACCAGCCGCTTTTTCAATTGCACGGCTTCCGGCGTGTTGCGCACCAACGTCATCAGGAAATAGGTCTGATCCTCATTGAGGAGGTAGAACTTGGTCGGGTTTCCGCCGCCTTGATGACCATTCACGACCTCCATTTCAAATGGAAGTTGTCCGAACTCCTTGAAGTCAGAGAAATATCTTTCGATCAGTTGGCGAGTTGCTCTAGGCTCAACGCCAAGCTCGGCAATAACGATACGGGAATCAACACGGGGTTCGCCGTCAATGACGGCAAGGGACAATGCGGTAGACATGGTACTTCTCCTGACAGATACCTGAATGTGGACGCCATCGGGCGATGGCGCCAGGAGCTTCAGACCGCTGTCAGACGGCGGGCGTATTTCGGGCGAACCCGTGTTGTATTAGCCACACTCCCGGCACAAAACCGGCAGGCACAAAAAAACCGCAATTCTCGGAGCGGGGAACCGCCGACAGGTGTGTCTGAAGCACCTAGCCGGAAGATTACGCCCGATGGGCAGCGGGGGTCAAGGGGTATACAGGGTGGCGAATTGGGCGACCAGCGCCTTGATCTGTTCTGCGTTTTGCAGGGTTGCTTTGGCTTCTTGCGCGGAAAAGGTCTGGCGCAGGACGTAATCCGCACCGCTACGCAAATCGCGGCTTCGGCTCAACAGTGCCGCAATCTGACGGGCAATCCCAGTGCCTTGAAACCCTTTTTTAGGCACTTCCCGGAACCGCCGAATCAGCGCCAAATGGTCGCCTTCGCGTTTCCCTGGCGGTGGTGGCGGCGGCGTGGGGCAATGGTGGCTGACGGTCAGCGCCTCATGGTAGGCCCCGTAATAAGCCCGATTGATGGCCAGGCGGACGCCCATTTCATCGGTGCGCTTGAGCAGAGTACGCGCTTCCGCCAGAAAATCCTCCGGGCTGATGCTCATGCGGGTTCTTGCGCCCGCAGACTGACGACAAACCGTTCAATCGGCCAGTCCGCCTCACTGTCGGCGTATTCCTCCACCAACCGCAGATCCAGGCGGTATGCCGCCTCAAACGGAAGAGGAACCCGGAAAGCGCGACTGAGGAAAGCATCGCCATCGTTATGGGCCGCATCGGTGATGGCCACCATGCGCCGGAACCCTTGCTCCCGAATCAACGCCCAGGCCGGCGCTTGCATCTCTGCCATCAGGTCATCGGTGAGTTCCAACGCCTCTGCAACCGGCACGAACCGCGCCAGCGAATCTTCCAGATCAATGAGGTCGGGCGGCAGCGGTTCCGGGTGGTGTTGGCGAAACGCCTTCAATAGGTCAGCCGCCAAATGAAGCCGACCGATTGCATACGCCCATTCAGCCGCTTCCCGCAGGGCGGGCTGGTAACCACTGCCAGGCCCTTGCTTGACAACCGTCATCACCTCGTTCAAGGCATCCTCCATTCGGTGAAAGCGCGCCAGCATCGTGGCGCGGTTCAAGGCCCAGGCGGATGTCCAGCCCAGGGTACGTGCCGCCTCAAATTCTTGCATGGCGGTGGCTTCATCGCCACGCAGCGCCGCCAGAATGCCCAACGCCATGCGGGCCTCTTGGGGGTCTGTTGCGAGCAATGGCCGTGCTTCCTGGCGCAGCCGTTGCCATTCCAGTTCGTCTATCGGCTGCTCATTGGCGCGTTGAAGCAGCGCATTGAGCCGATCAAGCAGTACCTTGATTTTTCGCGCAGGAACAGGGGCCACTACACTCTCCAGTCAGGGCGTTCGAGGCAGGTTAGGCCCGCGTCCCTACGGGGTCAAGCAGGACTAAATCACCTTCGCCAGCCGGGCGAGGATGCCGACCAGCAGGGTGGTTTGCAGAATACCCACGCCCACCACCCAGCGGATCAGATCGGCCTTGGTTTCGGCCAGGTCGCGCTTCACTTCCGCCCGCAGCAGTTCAATGTCCTTTTTGAGTTCAGCGCGAACGACTTCGAGATCTTTCTTCAATTCGGTGCGCACCTGTTCGACATCGCCTTTGGTGGCCGTATTGCCACTGTCCAACGTGGCAACAGTGGCCTGCAAGACCGTCGTCAGTGCTGTGGCCTGTGCTTCGGCCTGACGCTCTTCAACGCCCGCTTCCCGCAGCGTCTTGACGTAGGCCAGGGTGTCAAAGGTGATGGTGGTCATGAGTATCTCCCGTTAACGCCAACAATCCACTATGGCCAAGCCGGTGGATGGGGTCAAGGGTCATTCCAAGTGCAGCAGATGCCGTTCAATCGCGGCTTGCACTTCTTCTTGGGTCAAGGGCAGCCCCGATTCCTTGCTCAAAATCAGGCGTATCTTGGTAATGACCTCTTGGTTCAGCACGGCGGCGGCCAGCCGTTCGCTACTGAGCGTACCCAACTTCAGCCACAACTTTTCCAGCAAATCCTTCCGGCGAAAGCCATAGGCCGAAATCAGCGCCAGGCGCATCGCCGATTCTTCGTCCAGGCCATTTTTCAGGCTGATCGCAAAAACCTGGTCGGCCTGAATCTTGTCTCCGGTCGAGATGCGATAGAGCTGCCAGTCCATCAGATTGGTCAGCAGCGCCCAGCGAATCCCAGAGAACGCACCATACGAGGTGGCTTGGAAAATCTGGCGGTCGCGCATCATCATCCCGGCCCGCTTGACTTCCACCACCAGCACGTCCTGCCCCTCGATCGACAACACGTAGTCGGCCTTGCGGCCTTGGATGTTCTGTTCGGTCTTGATGTCGAGCATCGCGTAACCGAAGGCGTCCTGAAACATCCGATCCAGGATCATGCGGGTTCGAGCCTCGTTTTCCTGATTGTGACAGGCCGCTTTGATCTGCGGCAGGAAGGCGCTCAGGCATTGCCGCATCTGCTGCGTGTGCTCGGCCAACACTTCCGCAGGGGAACGGCGTTTGCGCCGGGCCGGTTCGCTGTGCCCTGCGGGGACTTCGTGTACCTCAACCCCAAAGTGAGCAGCCAGCGCTGCCAGCCCCCCAACAAAGCCTTGGCCAATCGCCCGAAATTTCCAACCTTCCAGGTGGCGGTACAGCTCACCGACGATGAGTGCAGATTCATCGCGAATATCCCCGGCAAAGGCATAACTCGCCAGCCCTGGGCCACCGGGGCCTTCTTGGAGATTCAGCACCGCTTGGCTCAATGCAGTCAGCAACGGGCGGGCGGGCAGATCGCTGTCATAAGTCAAGGCAACTGCCAGACGCTCCACGGCGGCCGGAATGCGATCCAGCGCGATCAGAAACCCGGTTTTTCCATAGCCCAGCTCACTGTCTGTGGCATTCAGGTGGCGAACCGAACCGCCCGGCGCGATGCGCTGGTTGTAAAAAACCAAGTCCGCATCGCTGGACACTTTCCCATTTTTATTGAGCAAAAACAGGCTGGCGTCGATTTCTCCGGGCAAATCCGCCGCACGCAGTCCCCAGTCCAAACGAAGCAGCAGCGATTGGGACGATTTTCCTGTGGCGCACAGCAGACAGTTCCCGCCTTTCGTGATGGTCTTCATCGATCTCCTTTCTCACGTAGCTGCATAAATCTATTTTAAGGGAATTCCCATGGCTGACCGCAACATGGTTCTGCAACTTATCATCACCTTGCGTGATCAGGCGCGAGAAGGAGTGGATCGGATTCGCACCGGTCTTCAAGGGATTGGTGATGCGGCATCGGGAGCATTGGCACCGTTGCGCACCTTCTGGGGGCTGGTTGGTGCGGGGTTAGGGATCGCCGGGGCGCGTGAGTTGGTCCAGCAAGCCGATGCCTACACCCGGCTCTCCAATAGCTTAAAGGTGGCCACCAAATCCCAACAGGAATTTCAGGCTGCCGAGCAAACCGTCGTGCGGATTGCTGCCGAAACCCGGTCAGCCCTGGAAACCACGGCTCAGCTTTACGCACGCATCCATCAAAACCGCAAGGCGATGAATGTCAGTGAAAGAGAGACGGCTGATCTTACGGAATTGATCTCGAAAGGAATGCAACTCGGTGGCGCATCCGCACAGGAGTATGCCTCTGCGACCTTGCAACTGACGCAGGCGTTCGGCTCTGGCGTGTTGCGCGGCGAAGAGTTCAATGCCGTGATGGAGGCCAGCCCGGAACTCATGCGGAAACTGGCTGATGGGTTGGATGTTGCAGTGGGTGAGCTTCGAGGGATGGCGGAACAAGGCGTTCTCACCAGCACCACAGTCGCCAAGGCGCTGCTTTCGCAAAAAGATGCAATTGACGAGGCATACAACAAGACCATAGCAACCGTAGAGCAGCGGTTCGAGCAATTACAAAACGCCTCGATTCTCTTTGTTGGCAAACTGAACGAACAAACCGGCGCGACTCGCGCAGCGGGTGCGGGTCTGAAGTTTATGGCCGAGAATCTTGATCTGGTAGCCTCGATCTTGGGCACAGCGGTCGCGGCCAGTTTGGCGAAATTCACCCAGAGCGCTGCTCAAAGCGTTCAGGCATCACTGGCCGCTCGGCAAGCGGCACGAGATCACGCATTGGCAGAAGCGGCCCGCCAGCAGAGCATCCTGGGAGCGGCTCAGGCGCAGGTTGCCGCCGCACAGGCGGCCTATAACCGCGCCCTTGCCGAGCAACGCCTAGCCCAGCAGATCGTTACCGCCATGCAAGCAGAACTTGGCTATGGCGTGACCGAGGCCGAACTTGCTGCTGCACGGATGCGCGGAGCAACTGCTGCACAAGCCGCGACCGCTGCCACCCAGCGCTATACCGCTGCACAAGCAGCCCTAGCCGCACTGCAAGGCCCAGCCGCCGCCAGCGCCGGGCTTTTCAGCCGCGCATTAGGCTTTCTGACCGGTCCGGGTGGCCTGATTTTGATGGCGGTTAGCGCGTTTGGGTTACTCTACAGCGCCTTCTCAAAGCAAAAACCAGTTACCGATGAGCTAGCTCAATCTACCGAGCAATATGCCGAATCCCTCAAAAAGATGGGGGCGGCCCAGGCACAAGTTGAGCTTAATCGCGTCAATGATGCGCTGATCGAACAGCGCCAGCGCGTCCAGGAAGCCCAGCAAGCCTATCAGCAAGCGGCCAACACAGAGCGTGATTGGATTCTCATCACGGAAGACCGTGGGGGCATCTTAGGAAAAACAACCCGCATTGTTTCAGACGCTTCCGAGATTGAGCGCCTTCGCGCGGAACGGCTGGCCCAAGTTGAAACCGAAACACAAAAACTGGCGGTTATGGAAGAGCGGCGCGCCGCCATCACGGAAGAAGTAGGTAAAAAAGAAGCAGTTGTCGGCCAGGAGGCCCTGAAAAACATAATGGCCCAGCAGCAAATGCAACTGCTGATGGGAAAGTATAGTCAGCAGACTGAAAAAGTCGGGGAGGCACAAGGGAAGGTTTCCGCTGCAAATCAAAATCGAATCGAATCGGAAATAGCCTTAGCGAAGGCCGCTGAAGATGTGCAGCGGCTTGAGCAACTGGGAATTGAATTGGCGCGCGCTAAAGCGGAAACCGCCCAGAGTCAGGCCAAACTGGATCAAGATATTGCGCTAGCTGCCAAAATGAAGCTGGCCGCCATGGAGGCAGAATATAGAAACTACCAAACGCTAACTCCGATACAGCGTCAAGCGCTCGAAGACGCCAAGGCCGACGAAAAGATCAAAAATGCGCAAGCGCAAGCTTCCCAAGCGCTTGCTAAAAGCCTGCAAGAGCAAGCAGATCGCACAGCAACCCTACATCCGGCACAAGCAGCGCTCTTAGCGGGAAGCACCCAGTTACGAGAAGCGCAAGAAGAGGTTGCCGCTTCTTCTGTGAAGGCCGCGCAAGCGGCTTTAGAGCTTGCCAGAGCAAGGGGCGATGAGCGCGCTATTGCAGAATCCCTGCTGGCGCTCAAGCGTGCAGAAGCGGCTGAATCAAAAGCAACCATGGTGGTGCAGCAGGCTGAATTAGAACAGCTCAAGCAGAAAAGGCAACAACTGATTGAATCGGCAGGTGGCTATGAAAAGCTAACTGCGATGCAGCGCTTGGAGGTTGCGCAACTCGACCAAAATATCAACTCTAAAAATCTCGACATTGCTGCATCGGAAAAAGAGATTGAAACCAAGGAACGCGAAGCCCGCCAAGCGGAAATCATGGCCGGCCCGATTGGCCAACTGACGCGGCTCTACAAAGAACAGAGTGAGGAACACCAACGCGCGGCGGATGCTTCGGCGCGCTACTACGACACCCAAATCAAACAACTGGATGGGGCCATCCGGGTGGCGCAAGCGCGGGGTGACGAAGCCCAAGCGGCCAAACTGCAAGCCCAGCAACAGAAAATTCTGCTGGAGCAAGCGGACGCCCTGGCCCAAGCCCGCGCGGTGGAAGCGGCAGACGCAGCCAAGGCGGTGGACGCCAAACGGCTGGAACTCGCCGCCGATGGCGAATTGAGCAAAGCCGACCAAGAGCAAATCCAACACCTGCAAGACATCGCCGCCGCAAAAGCCACGGCAGCGGAACAAGCCATCAACCATGCTAACGCCATGGAGGATGAAGCCAAAGCCGCAAAGGGCGTGGTGGAAGGCATGGACTTGTTCACCGACTCGGCGGCTCGGAATGCCCAACTGACGAAGCAACTGGACGCAGAAGCCCAGGCGTTTCGTGAAACCTGGAAAGAGGTCAACACCGCGCTGGCCACCTTCCGGGGAGAAACCGCGATTGCTTTTGGGTTACAAGGCATCGGGCGCTTCAACGACCTGACCCGCCAAATCAAGGATGCCATCGAACAAGCCGGAATCGCCGCGCAAGACCTCACTGAAAACGGCCTACGCGGCAACGTCACCCACGCCGAACACCTGGCCGAAGAACTCGAAGCCTCCAATTCCTACTTAAACCAAGCCGCCCATGGGGCGGCCCAAGCCCTGCGCCAAGCCCTGGCCGACGCTCGTGAAGAAGCCGAAGCCATGACCCGGTCGCTGGCCGAAGCGGCCCAAGCCACCGAACTGGAAATCCTGCGCCTGCAAGGCCGCAAAGACGAAATCCTGGAACGTGAGCATCAAGACAAACTGAAGAAACTCCAGGAGTACTACGACAAGGCCGGACAACGGGGCGAAGACGAATTCCGCAAAGCAGTGGAACGCGAAAACGAACTCTACCGGCTCAAGCAAAAGCAACTCGACGAAGAAGACCGCAACCCCACCCCGCGCGACCGGCCCGCTACTGCATCGGGGGGCGGAAGCACCACCACCACGACCACCACCCAGGGCGGCGGCATCAACCTCGACAAATTGTCCATCAACATCACCAACCCCGACGGGGGGCGCCTGAACGACCGGCGCTACTGGGAAGACATCGTATATCGGCACATTGACCCCGCCCTGAACGATTTGGCCCGACGGAGACGCTAATGACCGCCTTTCGCCTACTCGCGCAAGCCAACAACGCCGTCCCTGCGGCCACCGTCACGGCCAGTAGCGTCCTACCCGCCACCCGCAACGTGTTTCCGCTGCCCAGTACACGCACCGGCAACGGTCAGGTCACGCTCTCTGGCGGCTATGTCGGGGCTGAGGACGCCAAAATCGAACTGGAAATCACCGGGGCATCAGGCACGGTGAGTGTTTCCCAGCCGGTGTTTGCCGGGGCGGGCAACGGCACGATGACCGATCTCAGCGCCGATCCAAGCGCAGGCGAACAAACCATAGCTGTTACATTGGCCGATCTGGGTACCACCACCACCGCAGCCGAAGCGGTGCTGTGGGGCGCGATCCGCTTACGGGCCAAGACCCCAGGCGCGACGGGTAATACGATCCAACTGACCGTAACACCGGCTTTAACGCTTTCGGCACAGCCCGTTGGCGCACTGAGTAGTGTGCTTCGCAAAGAGACTGAAGAATGGACCGACGCCCAGCACGACTTCGGCGCGGTGGCCTTGCTGCCCGATGGCACCATCCCCGCCACCGCGCCACGTCTGGCGTTTGGCCGTGATCTGGGCCAAGTGTATCGCCACTACAAGCGCTGGGATGGCCGCCAATGGCGCTACGGGGTCAGCCCCCAACTGGCAGCGGATTACGCCACGCACAGCCCCGTCCACCGAGTGACCGGCGATTACGCGGTCACCGTCACGGACGGCAACGCCACCGAAACCTACCCCGGTCTAGTCACGCTCTACGATCTACTGACCGCCCTAGCGGCCTCGGCCCTGGTCGAAGTGGTCGGCGTCATCGCCAATGACCGCAAACCCGGCGGCATCGCCGCTATTGACCTGCCGTTACGCACCACGCCGCGCGTCTTGCCGGTGATCGCTAGCGCACCGGAACGGATGCTGCCCTTGCGCGAGAGTAAAGCCACAGATCAAGTCGCGACCGAAACCATTTCCGTGACCTGTACGGCCAATACGCCCATCGGCGCGGAAACCTGGGCGGTGCGCTCCAGTGCGCTCGGCGCGCTGCCCGATGCAGTGACCGGCGTGCGCTATGACGGCCCGGTGCAGTTTACCGTCCCGGTCATGGCGCGTGACCCCAGCAGCAGCCCAATAAATGGCAGCATCGCTATTACTAATCGATCCTTCCCGCGCCCCACCGATGACAAAATCGGTATCCCAGCCATTTGTCTCTACAACCCCAAATTAGGAGCCAAGGCCAGCAATAAAACCCTCAAGTTAATTTGGAGCGCCCGCCCGCCCTCGGAATGCGATTGCACCGACGGCAAGGTCAGCGGCGGGCCTAGTCCCGCCTGTTTAGGCATTGAGATTACCGGAGACAGAGACCCTGCTATGGCAACACTGATCGCCGACTATCAAAGTCGGCTGGTTTTGCTCTACCAAAAGCGACGCGATTTCATCGTTGCAAACACCTCATTGGACGCGCAAGGCGAGCTGCGTTCAGCGGCGCTGGATATCCAACTGATGGAGGCGGCGGCTACACTGTTTGCCCAGTGCCTGGCCGATCTGTTTGACGATTCCGACACCCCGACCACGGCGGCGCTGACGGCCTGGGACACTGCGCTCACTGATCTGAGCGCTGATCTGACCGGGATCGCTACGCTAGGGACGCCAATCCCGCCCACCCTAGCCCGCATCGCGCCGAATACGGCCTATTCAGTCGGGGATGTGTCCATTTTCTACACCAGCGCTGGCCAGGGCTTTTATCGCTGCATCGCAGCGGGTACCACCGGCCAGGGGCAGGCCGATGGCCTGGGTGTCGAGCTAGGAACGACCAGCTGGGAACAGATTACCAAAGCCGAGGCGATGACTGCGGCGACCAGCGAGGACATCAACGCCAGTCCCGCCGCAGGTGGCGGCTTTGCGTATGACATTGAGACCTTTGTCCAGCGCTATGCCAGTCAGATGGATCATATCCGCACCCTGGCGGGTCTGGTCCCAAAATCTGACGCCAGCCGCGCGGGAGGTGCGTGCTGGCGAGACCCTGGCGATGCGTATTACTGGGAGATCGATGGAGAAGGGTATCTCCCCGTATTTAATAATGTGTACTATCACTCGGCCGTCATCGGCGAAGACGGCAAGCCGGTATCGACCTACGAATTTGGCTTTGCCCTGCGCGTAGGCTGCCCGGATCGCCAAAAGTTGGGTGACACCATCACCATCAGGGTAGGCGTGGGCGATGGCGTTACAGCCGACTACCCCTACCAAATCAACGACCGCTACGACATCCCCACCCTCGCCGGTGGCCCGCTGGCGCTGGCCGGTGGCATCACCGGCACCGATACCCTGACCTGGCGCGTCGAGAGCAGCGCCCAAGGGCCGCTGCCCGATTACCCGCTCACCCTGGCCGAATTGGCCTACAGCGGTGGCGACCTTGGCTTTACGATCCATCGCGGCGCGATTCCCTTTGCGCTGGGCGATCAGTTCCGCGCCAGCGTAGAGCCAGGGCGGCTGTTCCGCTGGCGCAAAGACGGCGGAAGCTGGAGCGCGGACACTGCCATTGCCGCGAGTGTCCTGCTCACCGATGGCCTGGTCGCCGGGTTTATATCCGGTGTTGCGCCCAGTTTTGCAGCGAGCGATGCCTATCATTTTTCTGTCCTCCAGCCGCACAGTCCCAGTCACGTTCAATCCGCGCACGGCGAGAGCTGGCAATGGTCGGGATCAGGCGCCACGCTGACCGTGACCTGGCAGACCGACCAAATCATCACGATGCTGGGCTTGCTGCGCCATACGCTGACCTCTGGCGCGGTGGCCGTGGTGCGGGTGCTCGATGCCGCCGATGCAGTGCTCTACGAATGGACGCCGCTGATCCGGCCTGGGCCGCTGCTGGAGGCACTCGCCACGCCCCTCAATGCCCGCAAACTGACCCTCGCCCTGACCGGCGCACCGAGCCAGGCCCTGGGCTGGCTGTATGCGGGCCTGCCGTTTACCACCCGACATCAACCGGGCATCACGCTCAGACGCCATTGGGCCATGGAGCGGGGCAGTGAGCGCAATCCGCGCAGCGCCTATCTGGGGCGTGGGACATCGGGTGAGGTGCGCTGGGAAGACTGGCTGATGCAGAGTGAATGGGACACCCTGCTGGGCCTGATCGACGCCTGCAAAACAGATGGCGATGCCCCGCTCGTGCTGCTGCCCAACGTCGAAATCCCCGACGAAGCCGCACTGGTACGGATTGATCAGGACGCGCTAGATTTAACCGATCTGTTCGATTTCCAGCCCAATCCCAACGAGCGGCGACTATTGTCCTTCACGCTACCGCTCACGGCGGTACTGACGTGATCGCCCTGGAACTGGGCGGCGAACACCCGTTCTCCATCCCCTGCCAAAGCCTGGAGGGCTATCACCGACCCTTAGGCGGCGAATCCGCGAGCCTGACCGTCACCGTCGTCCACGCCGACCTCCTTCCCGCCTGGCTGGCGAGTCCGCCGCTGGGCCTGGCTTGCGCGGTGCGCTTTGACGAGGCCCTGGTGCTGGAAGGCGTGTTGCACCAAATACAAATAAATAGCAAAAGCGTCAGTCTGAGGGTGGAGGGATGACCGCCTTAGCCGATCCACTACCGCTACGCGATACGTCAGCATGGCCGGGCTATGACGCCATCACGATCCTCCCACGGGTCTATGGCCGCGCGCGCGTCAAGCCGCTGCGATACGACGAATCCGGTACGCTCTATGTTCTGGCCGATCATGCCCTGAGCGGGGTTGATGCGGTTACGGTGGATGACCAGCCCGTATCCGGTTTCCGCTGGCGTAATGGCGCGGATATGACCGGCCATGCCGTGGCGCTCCTGGAGCTAGCCAGCGCGCCGGATACCAGCGCCAACCTAGTAGCCGAGGTGCGCGGACTCAGCGGAAATCCTGCGGACATCATCGCGGATCTGTACCCTCGCGCCCAGGCCCCGGACTTTGCCATCCACTGCCGCAATGCCGGGTTAGAGCTGGGCGGTGCGCTCACCGAGCGGATGACGGTTCGAGCGGCCCTGGATTTCGTGCTGAATCAAGTCGGCGCGGTGTGGAGCGCGGGATTACCGGGCTTTGCCAAATCGTTCCCGCCGTCTGCCGACGATCCGATCCACGCGGTGTTGGGGCCATTGGATTTAAGTAACTGGTCGGCAGAATGTGGACTGGAGCGCCTGATCACCCGCCTATCTGTCACCTTTGACGAAGACGGCGCGGAGAAAAAAGCCCGGCAAAGCCTGATCCTGGAAGCACCGGAATCGATTCGCGCTCATGGCCTCCGTGAGGGAACCCTGGCGTTGCCGTGGGTGCGTACTGCAAGGCAAGCCCTCGCTACAGCCACGACCTGGCTGCACTGGCGCGCCCGTCCGGTGTGGACGTTGCAGGCGGATATCGGGGTCACGCATCGGGGGCTACCGCCCGGCGGCTGGATCAGCCTCTCCCATCCGCGCCTGCCGCAGTCCGGCGAGTACGTCATCACTGACCTCGATCCGGGTTACGGCCAAGGCGCGGTGTCGATCACGGCTCAAGCCCCGGCAGGCCCCGTTCCAGCGGTCACCCTCACCCGCCAATCCGCCGCCTTCGCGCCGATCCGCACCGACTACATCATCCAGCCCGGTGCCCAGATCGTCACGCTGACCGTGACCGATCCGCAGGGTAAAAAGTTGCCGGGGTCCCGCGTGTGGGTGGATGGTAAAGGCCCGATCACGGCGGACGCGGCAGCGCAAGTGCGCTTCCGTGCAAACCCCGGTCGTCATGTGCTGCGCATCCAGGCCGACGGGGCGGAAATCAACACGGAGATTACCCTGTGATTCGTACCCAAATCATTGCTCTACCGGATCAACAAATCGGGATGAGCCTCCCGATCACCCCAGCGACCGCCTGCAAACCCGACCCCAACGGCCTGTACTGGTTTTCGGATTTGACCGGGGACTTTACCGAAGTCGCTGAAGCCGCTTATGTGCTGCCGATTTCCACCGATCCCGAAAACCCCACCGATACCGTCGCGGCAACCTTGGGCGTAGCCCGTGTGCTCGGCGAAACCTGCAATGAGGTCACCTGGACGGTGAGTTGGACGCCGGAAACCGCCGATGGCGGCGCGCCGGGCTGGAAAGAAAACGGCCCCGAACTCCCGGTTTACCCGCTGCTAGATACCGCACCGGGCGTCCTGAGCGTTTCCGCGACGTGTGCGGGCCGGACGTTTGGCCCGATCACCCTCACGTTAGAGTTGCTGGAGTGCGCTGGGCCGGGCGAATGTGTGCCGGAGATTTTTGGGCTGTGCGTGTTCGCACAGCCGCTTACTTGAGCACTCGCAGCGATGCAAATCCCAGCAGACCAGTGTACGCAACACATTGAAACATCAATTTTTATTGCATGGGCCACGGTCCATATCAACGGAACGCTGTGCGCGGGATGTTCTGTCGGGTGGTCCATCGATATGGGCACCGTTGAGGGCTGGACGGTGGTACCGTCGCTCGATGCTCTATTTTTGTACCGCAATGACATGTCGCAGACTCCGACAACAGGCGTCATCACCATCACGGCGGATGTGACCTGCAATGACACGCTAGTGGGCCAATACACCGCAACCCTCACCCTGATCGAATAGCCGCATGTCCCGCGCCACCCTTCGAGACAATGCCCGCCAGCTATTGCTGGGGGATCGGCTGACCGCCGCACTCCAGAAAACCCCACTCCCCAAGATCGTCCAAGCCATCGAACGAGTCACCGGCCGGGATTGCGGCTGTGCCAAACGGCGCGAGGCGCTCAATCGCTGGGATGCCAGAAGGAGAAAAAACCCGTGAGTGTGATTCGAAGTCCACTATCAGGCTGGATGGGGGGAAAATGGCAACTGTCTCGAAAGATTATCCCGTTGATCCCGGAGCATACGGGCTATGCCGAGCCGTTTGCCGGGGCAGCGTGGGTGCTCTTTCGGAAGGAGCCGTCTAAATCGGAGATCCTCAACGACATCAATAAGAACGTCGTAACGCTATACCGCGTCGTTCAGCACCACCTGGAGGAATTTGTCCGATATTTTCGTTGGATACTCATCAGTCGGGACGAGTTCGAGCGACTACTACGTGTCGAACCCGATACGCTGACAGATATTCAGCGCGCCGCACGATTCTATTATGTCCAGAAACTTGCATTCGGTGGACGTATCACGAAGCCTACGCTGGGTACATCCCCTATTCTTCCCGCACGACTCAATCTGCTGCGCATCGATGAGGAACTCTCTGCAGTTCATCTGCGCATCTCCCGCGCGTTCATTGAGTGTCTGCCCTACCAAGACTTCATCACTCGCTACGACCGCCCCACGACCTTCTTTTACCTGGACCCGCCCTATTGGGGCTGCGAGGATTATTACGGCAAAAACCTGTTCAGTCGTGACGATTTTGCGGCCTTAGCTGAACAGCTCGCCGGACTCCAGGGAAAATTCATCCTGAGCTTGAATGACGTCCATGACGTTCGTCGTATCTTTTGCCGCTTCGAGATTCTCCCTGTGCAATGCACTTACAGCGTAGGCGCTGGGCGAACGCGGGCTAGCGAGTTGCTTATTTCAAATTTTGCAATGCCTTGACACATGGGTTGCGCCGTAGCCCCTCAAATACCGGCGTGAACCGCTAACTTCTTTCATCTAAAATGGCAACAAAAGATAATTTATCTCATTTGCCGCCGTTTCAAGCGGTTTTTTCTGCCAAAATAAACGGTGCGCTACATCNACAT